AGCAGGTCCACCAGCTTGATGCCGCGCAGCTCCCCGGCGTTGGGCTTGCGCAGCTTGATGGTGGCGATGACCTGCTCGCCGCGCTGGATTGGGTAGTCGAGGGTGACCGTGTTGGCGTCGATGGCTTCGGCGCCGGCGGTGGTGGTGGCTTTGTCAGTCATGTCGTGGGTCTCTCAGGGCAGAGGTGGGCCGGGCCGCTGAGGCAGCCCGGTTATGTGGGTCAGGCGCCGATGGCGCGTCGCTGGCCGGCCAGCTGGTCCACGCCGTTGACGATGAACACCATGCCGACCATGTCGATTTCGATCTCGGTACGGCCGTTGATGCTCAGCTTGTAGTAGCTGGCGGTGGTCTTCACGCTGAACTCGGTGTCGTCACCGACCTTGCCGGTGCCGGGGTCGATCTCGCTGTGGCGGCCGCGGATGACGATCTCCAACGCGTCCACGTCGGCGCTATCTTCGCGCTGGTATGCACCAGCGAAGCGCAGCTGCACGGCGTTGTGAGCGATGGCGCCGTACTGGCGCAGCACGTCGCGCATCAGTCCGCCGCACTTCCATTCCAGTTCGATCTTTTCCTGGCCGAGGTCGATATCGATGGGGCCGAGCATGCCGCCGGCGCGGTATTCCTCCATCTTGCGGGTCAAGGTCGGCAGCTTGACCTCGGTGACCTGGCCCAGGTAGCTGAGGCCGTCATTGAACAGGTTGAGATTCTTGAGCTTGCTGGGCATGGACATGGGAATGGTTCCTCAGTACGGCATCAGCCGTTGATACGGGCCGGGAAGTCGGCGAAGTAGCGGTCGGTGATGCGCTGGTTCAGTACCAGGTTCTCCAGCGGCGGTACCGGCGTGTAGTCGTAATCGATGGTCACCCGGCCGGCCTTCAGCTGGCTGGGCTCGTTGGCGGCTTCGTCGTACCAGGCCGATGCACCCAGCACGTAGCCCGCGTTCACCAGCTCTCGGAATTTGGCATTGATGCTCTCCAGCATGTCGCGGATGAGCGACGGATGCTCGGGCTTGTCGATGTAGACCATCTGCGCCTCTGCAATGGTGTCGGCCAGGATCTGCGCGGTGCGCGTGGCCGTCTCGAAGGCGAACAGCGGGTCGTCGCTGCAGGTTCGCGAACCCCAGAACTTGTAGCCGTTGGAGTTGATGAGGGTGGTGATGTCGGCGGCGTTCAGCAGGCCAGCGTCGGTCGCCGGATCTTGCAGATCCCAGTGCACGTCGCGGCTGATGCCGGTCACGCCGGCGACGGCCACATTGGAGATCGATTTGTGCCAACCCTGCTGCTCATCGATCATCGCGCGCAGGCCCAGGGCGCGGGCGGTCGCGAACGCCATGCTGGTGGTGGCGTCGGCAGTGTTGAACGCGACGAAGTCGGGATAGATCAGCATCAGCTCGCGCTGGCTGAACTGCTCGCGATAGGCGATGGCTTCGCTGACCGAGGCACTGGCGGCACAGCTCACGTAGGCCATCGCGCGCAGCTTCTTGGCGATGACCGCCAGCGCGGCCGAAACCGGCTGGGTGTCCAGACCGGGTGCGCCCAGGATGCGCGGACGCACGCCTACCTGCGCCTCAGCTACCAGCAGCGCCTGCATGCCGGTGAAGGTGGCGCCGTCCTTCTTGCCGATCACGTTGGCGGTGGTGGCGCTGTCGTCGGAACCTTCGGCGACGCGCACCACCACGGTAATGGCGTTGGCCTGGTCGGCAATGGCCTGCAGCGTGGCGCGCAGCGTGCCGCTGGTGCCGGCCTTGCCGACGGCGCCCAGCACGTCGGTCAGCAGCACCGGTCGGTCGAGGGGGAACAGCGTGGCGTCGGCGTCCTGCGCGGTGCAGACGACGCCGACAACAGCGGTGGCAACAGTGCGAATCGGACGCACGCCGCCGTTGATTTCGATGACGCGTACGCCGTGGTGGTAGTCGGTGGCCATGAGGGAACTCCTGCGGTTATGGGGTGCGGAAGCGAAGCGGGACAGAGAGACGGGTGGTGCTGGAGGCGCCGGCGGGCACCGTGCGCTGGCCATCCAGATCCAGCACGAACGTGCCTGGCTCCTGACCACGCGCGAGGGTGATGCGGCTGAGGCGCAGGCGCGGCTCCCAACGCATCAGCGCCGTTGCAGTAGCGCCATACAGGCGCAACCGTGTGGCTTCGTTGAACGGCTGGTCGATCAGCTCCGGCAGCAGCGAGCCGTAGTCGCGGCGCTGGATGCGCGAGCCGATGGGAGTAGTGAGAATGTCGGCAATGGACTGCCGCAGATGCGCGGTGTCGTCCTTGAAACTGCCTGCCTGACCGTCCATGCCGATCATGCCGGCGGTCCCGACGTGCCGCTGCCCGGCTGCACCGCGCCGTGCTTATGCTGCTTGAGGCTGATGCCGCCGCCCACAACGTCCTCGGAAGCCTCAGCCTTGCCGTTGATGGTGACCTGGCCGGTGATGCTGGTATCGCCGTTTATGGTGACCGGCCCGTTGATCGTCACGCCACCATCTGCGGTGATCGTGGCAATGCCACCGCTGGGCAGGATGGCTGCGAGCGCATGTGACGCGCTGTCGTAGCTGATGACAGCGCCATCACTGAACTTGACCATGACCAGATCCGCATTGTCGGACGGGGCGGGGTACTGATCGCAGTACAGGCCGCGCAGGACGACCGCATTGGCCAGGTCGCCGTCGCTGCACACCAGCGTCACCTGCTCGCCGACGCTCGGCGGTGCCCACACCGCGAGCGTGCCGGCGGCGGATGCCAGCCATGGGATGTAGTCGGTATGGGCCTCGCCCGTGCGGACACGACACAGCGCACGCGCATGATCGACCGTCGTCACCACGCCATGGCGCAGCAGGTTGTTGATCTGTTGGGGCTGGGCGCTATCCATGCGCCCATGTTGTGCCGTGCCTCTCGCGCGCGCACGTAATGGCACGCGTAGATCGACGCGCTACAAAGCTGCGGTTACCACCAGCCGGCCGCGCCTACGCTGGCCACCATGATGGAACGGCTGACGGTCCCGCCGGCCCTTCGCATGAGGCAGTGGAACTCCACATCCGCGCGCACATTCTGGCCCGAAGCGCTGGGCACGCTGACCTGGGCCGAGCACGACTGCGAAGCGCTGGCATTGCGCCAGTCCGGCGCCGTACTGCCAACGTTCGCCGCGCCGACGTTGGCGAACTCAAAGCGCACGTCATACTCACCCACGCCGCCGTTGCGCAGCCACATCCCGCGCTCAGCCACGCGGCTGGAGTTGTTGCCGCCGCCGATGGTCGACACCCAGACCTCGTAGGCGCCATCGGCGTTGATGCGCAGCTCCACCTGCGCCGAGGTGTTGCCCTGCGCGTTGGTGTCGGATTGGTTGTGTGCGGAGAAGCCCTTGCCGTGAAAGGGCAGAACGTAGGTTGCTGTGCCCTTTGCAGCCCACAGGTTCGACACGTCGACGCCGCCGGAGCGATATCCCACGTCGCCACGCTTCTGACCGTACTGGATGTGGGCATACCGGAGCGGTTGCCCGCTCCGCCGGTATCCGCTGGCGGTTGGGCCATCGCCCATCACGTCGGGGTCGAACAGGTCGTCGAAGTCATAGCCATTGATACGGTATCCGCTTGCCATGTCAGACCCTCTCCCGCAGCTCGCGGACCTGGCCAGCAAGCTCCTGAATCGCCCGGGCCAATACCGGCAGCAGTTGGTCGAGCTTGACGGACGGAACGCGCTCTCCGTCGAACTCGACGCCATCCATATCCACAGCCTCGGGAACCAACTGCGCCAGCTGTTCGGCGACGAAGAACAACCGCCGGCGCCCATCGCCGTTGTACTCCGGCTTGTAGCGACCTGCGGCCAGTTCCATGCGCTCGACTGCTGCCAGGCCATAGGACACTGGGCCGTCAATGTCCTTCAGCTTGCGCGACGAGCCGAAGTCGAAGCCCCCGGCAGCGATGACGGAGCCGACGAATTCCGCGCTGCTATTTTTGATCTTTGCGAGAGTGAGATTGGCGCCGATGTTGAAGAAGTGGATGCCATCGGCAACTGAATCGCTGATGTTGGCGAAGACCTTATAGCCAACGCTGCCGGCGGGCGAATAGAACTGGATTTCCGGAATGTTCTTCTGAATGACGTGATTAGTTTCCGTGCGGAACGAGCTGGTGTTTGCGTTGAACAGCTCCTTTGTGACTCCGGTGGACCCGTTCCGCACGCGTGCGAAGATCGTGTCGCCGGCCGCAGTGTAGAGCCACGCCCAGTGGTTTCCGTCCTGCATGGCGATGCCGCCGCCATATGACCCGGAGGAGATGAGCCCCGCCGCCTGTGGTGCGTTTGGATCGAACGCGCCGCTGCCCTTGACACCGTAGTTCGCAACGAAGGCCCCCGAGCCGCTCAGGCTCGCGACGGTGACGCCAGTGCTGTTGGCCCAAGTGAAGTCGCTTGCGCGGAGTCGCATGCTCGCATTGGGTGTGTCGGAGCCATTCTGTCGAGCATCGAAGTAGACGGAGCCGGCAGCCGTTCCAATCCATCCATTCGCGTTACCGCCGTTCTTGAGCCACAGCTCCGGCATGGTCAACGAGCCGGTCATCACATCGCCCGATTTCTTGACCCTGCTGGCGGGATCGAAGTTCCCGCTTGTCCAGATCGTGCCGCCGGCAGAAAGCGTGGCGGTATATCCGCCCGCCGAGTTGTTGAAGTCGAAGTAGGCGCCATTCTTCTGAATGTACGAGCCGGTATCGCCCAGCACCAGGATTCCGTTACTGGCTACACCGTTCCATCCGTAAGAACGCAGCATGGCGCCATTCACCGCCAGCGGCCCGGTGAAGGTGTCTCCGGCGCGGTTGGCTTTGCCGTCGAGCGCGGGTTGCAGGCCGTCTACCTCGTCGATGGGATGCGAGTGGGGAGCCGGCGTGAACCTGTTCGGGACGCCGGTGAAGTTCTTCCAGTCCAGGTAGTAATCACCGTGCGCACCGTCGAGCAGATCGGCGTTGAGGCCGTTCCCATGGCCTTCATCGCGCAGCGCTGCGCCCTTCAGGCCCAGCTCGACGCGGAACATGGCAGCGGTGGCCAAGCCGAGCAGCGTCTTGACGAAGGTGGAAGGCGCGCCGGTGCCGAAGCGGTTGTTGATGTAGCGGGCCAGGCCGCGCGGGGTGATCGCCGTGGCAGGATCGCTGCCGGCGTCTGCCTCCTGCTCGGTGGCCAGCCGCACCACACCCATCTGCGTGGTCGTCGCCGGTGGATTGATGAAGTCGATATCGCCGACCTCGATGCTGGTGGCGTTGATCTTGGCGAACCGAATGTCCGTGGCCAGCAGCAGGGTCGCGGCCGCTGCCTTTTCCATGATGGGCGTGGACTGCGAGTAGACCGCAAACAGCGTGCCGTCCTGCAGGTACAGACCGAAGCCGCGCAGCGTGTAGGTATCGGTGCCGTCGTCGCGCACGTTCAGGTGCAGCGTGTCGTCGGCAACGGCCTTGCCACCGAAGGTGGTCAGCCGCTTGAACTCCGCCGGCACGGATGCGCCCACGGTGCCCACATCGAAGTGCTGAGCGGTCAGGCCGACCTGCGTGACCTTGACCGGCGCGGTACCGGTGTTCTCTGCGTTGACGATGGCGGCAAAGCCTGCCGGCGTAATGGTGATCTGGGGTATGGGCATGGGTATGTCCTACGGTTCGCTGGCGGCCAGCTGCAGGCGGGTAGAGGTAAGCACGCGGGCCACGCCCAGGACGCCGATGGCGCCCTCGGCGTTGATGCCCTGAGTGAAGGAGTAGTGCGAACGCACGGGCTTGGCGCGGTCCACCGCAGCCATCACCTGGTCGATAAAGTCGGCGGTGGCGTCTTGCCCACCTTGACCGCTGAGGGTCAGCAGCAGCTCGAAGGTGTGGGGCTGGCCGGGCGGGTCCATCTGCCACCACTCGCGCAGCTGCACCTGTCCGCCGAAGCTGGCCACCACGTCGGCAATGCTCTGCGCGGTGCCCTTGTGCCGTTGGATCTGGAACGAGCTGGCGATGCGGGCGCGCTTGATCTGTTCCGGCCACTCGCTGTCCCAGGTGTCCACCGACACCGTCCACGCCAGGAACGGCAGAAACTCCGCCGGGCACGTCCACGGGTTCCACAGCAGGTGGTGAACCATCGGGATGCCCATCAGCTGCGCATCGGCGCCCTCCACGGCCCGTTCCAGCGTGGTGGCATTGGGGGGCAGCAGGGTGCGCACCTCAGTCATTGGTGCCCACGTGTTCGATCACCACAGCGGTGCAGTACGCCGCGCTCTGCGCACTGACCGTGATATCTGCGGCGGGACTGTCCAGCTGCACGCGCTGCACGCCCTCGACATGCAGGGCCGAATACAGCGCCGAGAGAGGAACGTCACGGCCCAGCCGCTGCGACTGGCTCAGGAAAAGCCGCATGCGCCGGTTGGCCTCGGCAATGACCAGGGCGCTGTCAGGTCCGTTGAAGGTGGTCAGCTGCGCGCGGACCTCGTACGGCTCAATGGTGGCTGCCGCCACAGTCACGTGGTCGGTGAGGGGGCGCACGTTCCCGTTGAGCAGGGCCGATTCCACCGCAGCCAGCAGCTGCGCGGAGGGCGTGCCATCGCCCTCCCGCGAAAGCACGGTCACCACGACTTCACCGGGCGAAGGGCTGGCCACGCTGGCGTCGAGTACGGCCACGTCGGCCGAAAGGGTGTGGAAGATGTAGGCACCTTCGGGGCCGGCAACCGATAGGCCCTCCGGCGCCAGCTGGATGCGGCGCCGGAAATCGGAATCGCTCTCGTAGACCGCCGGTGTGCCCGTCTCGGGATCTGCGGGGGTCAGTAGCTTTCGCTGAACCCCGTACGGTACCGCCAGGTTGTCGAGGTCGCCGCCCTGGGAGTACGGAAGAAGGAGGCCGCGAGCGCGCTGGTTGAACTGCTCGCGCAGCAGCACCTCTCGGTACGCACTGGCCGCATCAAGCGCGGCGCAATGTTCGCCAAGATCCGGCAGGCGCGGCACCTTCGCGTACGCGCGACCCCAAATGAGGTGGCCGTCGGCTTCACCGGCCGTGTATCGCGCATTGCACTGATCCATCAGGAGGGCCGCAGCGATGCGGTCAGCAAGGGCGGTCCCCGCGTTACCTATGCACGTCGGCGCCTGCTGGGCTTCTCGCCAGCCGACGAACGGCTTGTGCGCGATCTGATCCTCGACCATCTGGAAGGTCTGTAGCGTAATCGCCCCCCCTACATGGCGTAGCCGATAGGCACGCGCGCGCGCGATGGGATGCTGAAACGCATCCCCGAATCGGCGCTGTCGTGTCCACATTTACCGCCATCGAAGTCGACAAGCTGCCGGCGCCCGACATCTTCGAGCAGCGCTCGTTCGAGTCGATCTACGCCGAGCGTCTGGCTGAGTTCCGCCGCCTTTGCCCGGAGTACACCGCCGTGGTCGAATCCGACCCGGTGGTGAAGATCCTGCAGGCCAGTGCGTACCGAGAGGTGCTGCTGCGCGAGCAGTTCAACCAGCGCGCTCGCGGCCTCCTTCTTCC